GAGCAAGACGCGGCTTCTGGAGATTGCCAGCGGGTACAATACCGCCATTTTTAACGGTGATTTTGTGAAGCTGGTTGCCGCTGGAACCGTCGAAAAGGACACGGGGACGACCTCCCTGACGACCTGCGGCGTGTTCCTTGGTTGCCAGTATACGGATCCTAGTAGCAAGCAGCTTACGTTCAACACCCAGTGGCCCGCCGGTACGGTGGCCTCGGATGCGAAGGCGTATGTTCTCGATGATCCGTTCGTTCTTCTTCAGATGCAGGCTGATGATACCCTTGCTCTGACCACCCGTGGCCTGAACGCTGCTGTTGTTCAGACCGCTGGCAGCACTTCGATTGGAAAGTCCAAGGTTTCTGTGGACGCCAGCAGTGCTGCCGTTACCAACACGCTGCCTCTGCGTATCGTTGACTTTGTTGACGGTCCTGACAGTGCTGTTGGTGATGCGTTTACGGATGTCATTGTCAAGTTCAATGCGGCCTCCAGCGGGTCCGCTTCTACGCATCAGTACCTCAACGCCACTGGTGCATAAGGAGATATTGACTAATGGCTATTTCACGCGCACAACTTCTCAAGGAGCTTCTGCCGGGGCTCAATGCTCTCTTTGGTCTTGAGTATGCTCGTTATGCTGATGAGCATGCTGAGGTCTATGAGACCGAGAACTCGGATCGCTCCTTTGAGGAGGAAGTGAAGCTTTCGGGCTTCGGAGCCGCGCCTGTTAAGGGCGAAGGCTCGTCGATTTCGTATGACGCCGCGCAGGAGTCTTTCGTCGCACGGTACAACCATGAGACGATTGCCATGGGCTTTTCGATCACCGAAGAGGCTATGGAAGACAACCTGTATGATTCGCTCTCTGCTCGTTACACCAAGGCGCTTGCTCGTGCCATGGCTCACACGAAGCAGGTCAAGGCGATGGTGCCGCTTAACAACGGCTTTACCAGCGCCTTCCAGAGCGGCGACGGTGTGAACCTGTTCACGGCTGTTGGCGATGGCGTCAGCGGTGGTGACGGACACCCGCTCGTTAGCGGCGGTAAGAACTCCAACCGTCCGGTGACGGCGGTTGACCTGAACGAGACCTCTCTTGAGGCTGCGGTTATTCAGATTGCCAAGTGGACGGATGAGCGCGGTCTGCTCATTGCTGCTCGCCCGAGCAAGCTGATCATCCCGCCCGATCTCCAGTTTGTCGCTCAGCGCATTCTGAAGAGCGAGCTTCGTCCGGGTACGGCGGATAACGACATCAACGCGATTCGCGTGATGGGTGTTGTCCCCGAGGGTCACGCGGTGAACCACTATCTGACCGATACGGATGCGTGGTACCTGCTGACCGACGTTCCGAACGGCATGAAGCACTTCACTCGCGTTGCCATGGAGACGAGCATGGACGGTGACTTCGACACCGGAAACGTTCGCTACAAGGCCCGTGAGCGTTACAGCTTCGGCGTTTCGGATCCGCTTGGTATCTGGGGATCCCCCGGAGCCTAAGTGGTAAATTAAGGTGGGGTGGGAGTGGCGATATTGCTGCTCCCACCCCATTTTTATTTTATTGAAAAATATTTCCGGGTAACATACAAGTTTTGGGTAACTGTCCCGGCAGACGCTTACGAAGATCCCAAAACCAATCCTTTCGTGAGAGGGTATTTCTGTGGCTACTACCACTTTTTCTGGACCGGTTCAGTCGGGTACGGTTCGTGATGGCGCTGGCGCTAACGTCGGCGGTGCCGTTCTGACCCAGACTGTGACCTTTGATTTTAGTGATACTGGTGCGTTTGCTACCACCATTATTCTTCCCGCCAATGCGCAGATTATTGACCAGATTGTCGATATTACCACTGCGTGGGACTCCGCAACTTCTGATGCGCTTGAGATTGGGACCTCTGCGGACCCTGATGCGTTTGGCGACATTGCCGATCTTCAGACTTCTGGTCGTGCGGTTGCTGATCCTGATGCGACCCAGTGCGCGGCCATTGATGACATTGGTTCGTCCGATGTTACCGTCTACCTGAAGATTAATTCGGCTGGTGGAAGCCTGAGTGCGGGTGCGGCTCGTCTGACGATTACTTATCGCCAGAACTAACAATGGTGGGTGGGTTACCTGTAATGGGTAGCCCACCCGCTGCCACCCACAATACAGGTAAAATACCATGGCTGACGCAGTAACTACTCAGAAGATTCAGGATGGTGACAGGCTTGCCATCTTGAAGTTTACGAACATCTCCGATGGAACCGGCGAGTCCGGTGTGACCAAGGTAGATGTGTCTACGCTCGCACCTGAGTCCGGCACCGCAAAAGCGTGTACGGAGGTTAAGATCCAGCAGATTTTTTACTCTCTGTCTGGAATGGGCGTGGACATTCTTTGGGAGGCAACCGCTGACGTTCTTGCTTTCACCGTTACTGATTCCAGTGATGGCCGATTTGATTTCAGCGAGATCGGTGCCCTGACCAACACGGCTGGTGCTGGCAAGACTGGCGATGTTGCGTTTACCACTGTTGGTGCCACCGCCGGAGACCGCTACACGATTATCCTTGTTCTTGAAAAGAAGTATAGTTAATAAACAATAATATTTATTAACATATACTAGGACCAAAAGATGGCTACTTCGGGCACAACTTCTTTTAATCTGGATATTGCGGAGATCGCGGAAGAAGCGTTTGAACGCTGTGGGCTTCAGTTGCGTACTGGATACGACATGAAGACCGCGACCAGATCTCTCAATCTGTTAATGATTGAATGGGCTAATCGTGGTCTAAATTTTTGGACCGTGGAAGAGGTTTCCACGACGATTAATGCAAATGTTGCTTCGCTAACCTTACCTACTGATACAATTGACATTATTGAGCACTGGATTAGGACTGGATCCGGTGATACTCAGAATGATCTACAGTTAAGCAGGTTTAGCGTTTCTCAGTATTCTAGTGTTCCGAATAAGAATTCGTCTGGAAGGCCTGTTAATATTTATGTAGATAAACAGGCATCTGCCCCAGTAGCATATTTCTGGCCAGTTCCTGACGAAAACTACACGTTCGTTTACCAGAAGCTTCGCAGGATTGAAGATGCTGGTAGCACTGGATCCAATACCATGGATGCGCCGTTTAGGTTTTTGCCTTGCATGGTTGCGGGTCTTGCCTATCAGATTTCTATGAAGTATCCACAGGCAACCCAGCGCATGGGTGATCTAAAAGCTGAATATGAATTTCAGTGGGATCTTGCCCAGTCCGAAGATAGGGATCGCTCTTCTGTCCGGTTTGTCCCCGGTGGGTATGGGATGATCTAATGGCAAAATTTGCAAATGGCGAGCATGCATTTGGTTTTTGCGATAGAACCGGATTTAGGTATAAGCTGTCTGATTTAGTGCCAGAGTTCAGGGCCGGTATCAAAACCGGACTTCTTGTAGGCCGCGATGTTTGGGATCCGGATCAGCCCCAGAACTTTTTGGGCAGACTTGGTGACTACACCGATCCACAATCTCTGCGCAATCCTAGGCCAGACACTTCTCTGGTTGAGAGTCGTGGCATGTTTGCTTTTAACCCTGTTGGAAATGGCAACTCGTCGTCTGATGGCAATATTACAGTACAGTCATACGTTGGCACTGTAACAATTTCCGTATCATGAATTACTCTCAATTAAGTACTGCGATTCAAGATTACTGCGAGAATACAGAAACTACGTTTGTTAGTAACATTCCAGTTTTTGTAAAGCAGGCTGAGGATCGGATCTATAGAACTGCTAATCTTCCGGTTAGTCGCTCTGTTGCAACCGGAACCCTTACGGCGTCAAATAAGTTTTTGACCCTGCCTTCTGATTTCTTGGTTCCGCTGTCATTTGGCGTAACGAACGCTTCTAGTGACCAGAAGTTTCTAATTAACAAGGACCAGAATTTTATTCGTCAGGCATATCCGGACGCATCAGAGACTGCATTTCCGCAGTACTATGCTATTTACGACAGTACCAAGTTTATTCTTGGTCCGACGCCGGACTCAAATTATTCCTACGAATTAAATTATTTTTACAAGCCGGAAAGCATCGTCACTGCTGGAACTACTTGGGTTGGCGACAATGCTGACAGTGTTTTATTGTACGGATCACTGATCGAAGCATACACATTTATGAAGGGCGATCCTGATATTATGTCTGTGTACAATCAGAGGTATCAGGAAGCTATGTCGCTGTTAAAGGTTCAGGCTGAGGGCCGCATGACGATTGACGAATACAGGGACGGCACGATTAGGGTGCCTAGAGTATAGAAATGGCAATTACTCAATCAGTCTGCAATTCATTCAAAAGTGAGGTCCTAAAGGGACTTCACAATTTTTCTGCATCTGGTGGAGATGTTTTTAAGATTGCCTTGTATACGAGCAATGCTTCCTTGAATTCTGCAACCACTGCGTATACAACCACTGGAGAAGTATCTGATTCTGGTACTAACTACACGGCTGGCGGAAAGGTTTTAACAAACATTGAGCCATCCATGTCCAGTGATGTTGGCTTCACTGACTTTGAAAATGTTTCGTGGGCGAGTGCTTCGTTTACAGCTAGGGGCGCTCTTATTTACAACAGCACAAATGCAAACAGGGCTGTTGTGGTTCTTGATTTTGGTTTAGACAGGGTTGTGTCTGCCGCAACATTTACAGTCACATTCCCCAACGCTGACCCACAAAATGCAATCGTAAGGTTTAAATAATGGCAACATATGATAATGATCTCCGCCTTAAGGAGATTGCTACTGGTGATGAGGAAGGAACTTGGGGTGCGTCAACCAATGTGAACCTTGAGTTGATTGCCGAGGCTTTCTCGTATGACACCTTGGCCATTACTGGTTCTCAGAATCTTACGATGACCGATGGCGGTACTGCCGCTGCCCGTGCATTGTTTTTGAAGGTTACAGGGACCCTTTCTGGAAATGCTACGCTTACCATTGATCCGAATAGCGTTAGCAAAGTGTGGGCCATTCAAAACGCTACTACTGGTGGCTACAGCCTGATTCTTAGTCAGGGATCCGGTTCTACCGTAACCGTCGCCGCCAGCCGCACCAAGATTATTTACAGTGACGGCGGTGGTGCCTCCGCAAACGTCGTCGAGGTGACGACCGCGCTCGACCTGTCCTCGTTCACTGCTGGAAATACTACGCTTATTTCTAGCATTCTTGACGAAGACAACATGGCGTCTGACTCTGCAACTGCGCTTGCTACGCAGCAGAGCATCAAGGCGTATGTCGATAGTCAGGTAACCGCACAGGATCTTGATTTTGCCGGTGATACCGGAACCGGTGCCGTAGACCTCGACAGTCAGACATTCACTGTTGCGGGAACAAGCAATGAAGTTGAGACTAGCGCATCTGCCCAGACCATTACAATTGGTCTCCCAGCGAATGTCACCGTCACTACTGCTTTAACTACCCCGACCGTCAAGGCAACCAATCTATCTGCAAACGATGGTACTGCGTCTGCTAGCATTGCAAACTCGACGGGCGTAATGACCGTTGCGTCGTCTGTTTTAACTACGACAGATATTAATGCGGGTACCATTGATGGCACCACGATTGGTGGGTCGTCTGCCGCAGCCGCGACTGTAACTACGCTTACAGCAAATACCAACCTGACTATTGCAGGAACAACGACCGTTGATGGTATTATTGACGATGATACCATGGCCACAGCTTCTGCTACCAAGCTGGCCACTTCTGAGTCAATTAAAACGTATGTTGATAATCAGGTTGGGACGGTAGACACGCTCGCTGAGATTCTTGCAAACGGCAATACGTCTGGTGGCACGAACCTCATTATGTCTGCGGGTGATACGCTTACCGCCAATACGATTGCTGAGACGACCCTTAATGCCGGTGTCACGATTGACTCCGTTCTTCTTAAGGATGATGTGGTCAATGCGACCGACATCGAAGTCGGCACAATCTCCGCAAACGACGGTGTTCAGTCTGCGGTAATCGCAAACACGACCGGCGTAATGACGATTGCTTCGTCTGTTCTGACGACCACGGATATTAACGGTGGTACGGTAGACGGCGCGGTGATCGGTGGTGCGTCTGCTGCGGCTGGTACGTTTACCACGCTGACGGCCAACACGAACCTGACGATTGCAGGTACAACGACGGT